GTTGATTAACTTGTGTACGAAATTGGACATTTCCTTAATCCTCCTCTTTTATTTTCTGATGGTGGGCCACCATCTTTTAGGCTACAAGGGCTGCATCTGATATATCAGCAATGCGGCCAAGACAAAGTGTGGAGCCTAACAACACACTACCGTAGGTATCCATTCGCATACCCCCGGCATTGAATTCTTCGAGCCGGTCCCATACCCATAGCTCGTAGAAGTCGCCGAGTGCCTCAGTTCCACCAAAGGCATACGTCAGACCAGGGTCTCTGGCCATAACATTGCCTAGCGTCACTAAGAACAAGGAGAACACACCTGCAGCATCCTTACCTCGGGCATCACTGGTAGCACCGGTACCGGTTCCATCAGCCTCACCGACCAGGTAGTCAGTTCTGATTATCGGAATACCCATGAAGAACAGGATGGGCTTACCTATATCACTCACACCCC